CTATCATTCATCCCTGACGGTCCTAATACTAACACTTGGGCCTACTCCGCAAAGTGGGTACGTCGAGATGATAATGCAATTACAATGCCGAGGCGTGATTGGACTGATTTATATTTAATCGCTAATGATCGATCATATGCCAGGGTCACTCTGCAAGCTAGACAACAGAAGGCCAGTTATCTAGTGGAATCTAATTTCATTAACCTTAGTTATGTTCGCTTGAGATCAGTCAATAGCGATCTACCCTTGACGTACGCTGAGATCCGATTTGATAGCCGGCCGGCAAGTAGTTTTGGTTCAACCAACACAGCGGATTCAGAGGGCGTGATTCGCTACCCGGCTGCGTTGGCCAACGTCACAATACCAGGGTTGAAATCATTGGCCATAAACGCTATGAACAAAAGCATTTGGGAGGGAGGATTCAAAGATATCCTCAATAAACAAGATATTGTTAAGGGAGCGGGTGGAATTCGTAAGCATGACACAGGTGAGGCAAAACCGATGAATATGCGTAATGAACGACCTTTGCCAGCAATACTAACACGCCAGATAGCATTAGCAGATGCGGGTTACGTTCGCGACATCAATCCGTTCGATGAAGAACATGTGCCCAAGCTCATCCGTAGACCGGGGGGGAGTGAGTCTAGATTTAGAGTTACGGAACGCAACCCAGTCACCACGTACAACAGATTCGATCATGCCGATGGTACGGGCAGTAGCTCAAGTAGTGCTGCCAATACAGAATCAGTACAGCGAAAAAAGCAAACCGATACTGCGACGATTGCAATAATCGATAATCTAACCAAAGCACTCACCAAGGCTAAAACACAAAGGCCTAATTTAGCAGCACAGCAAGAAGCACGTGAAGCTCGCGATTTAAAGGCTCTTTCTGAAATAGAAAAGGAGAAAGTTCAGACGCAAGACGCTCCTGTTGTGGAACAGCCTTCCACAATACCCATATATACCCAGGAGGAAGCGAGTGCCATTAATGCTGGAATTGCATTAAGTGATGCTATGAAACAGGGTACAGATGCGCAGGCTAACCAGAGTCAACGGGACCTCATTGCAAGTGAGTTTCCGACGCCGGCTGAAGCTAAAGCCAGGAAAACAACAACAAGGTCGGAGCGAATGAATGTTAGGTGGGGTGAAAATGAGCCAGTTATAATGAGGAATCAATATACACCGAATATGGTTGCTGACTCGATTGTGGGTGATCGTGCTGCTGCATTCGATCCACAAGGTGCAAGTGCTAGTGACTTATTGAATCGTAGATTACCGCCTTTCATAGTACGGGCAGCAAAATAATAACCTCTGTCCTAATCCATAATTCGGATTGTCTCGTAGGAGACAGAGGTGATGTAGGTAAAGTAAGCAATCTTTTGGTTCATCTAATTAATCGCCTTGCTAACCTCATCAAGGAAATAGCAGAGCGAGAATCTTATAGAATAGCGCGCGAGAAGCTCACAGTAAATTTTGCGCGTTATGGTGAATCAACTGCTTACCTAATGGAGACAATCATCAACGAAGCTGTATTTAGAGATGCCTTTGATCCGGAGGATAAAACATATCGAGATGCGATCGTGTGGAACTATACATTCAAGGAGATTGCTAGGACGTTGAGGGAGTATGCTGGTCCTATGATCATTAAAAATAAAGGAAATTTTAGACACTATGATGTTGAAAAGGTACCGGCTTACATTAAAAGTCTAGTGGCTTGCAGACCAGAGATAGCTTCCGACATCTATGCTTGCCTCTCATTGGTTAACTTGGGTATAGACTCACGTATGTCAATAATAACCTATATGTTGATCATGAGTCGCAAGTGGGGTGTAGAATGTATGCGTTCAATCATCAAATTGTGTCACTTGAGAGTTGAAACGGATATGGCGCTGTTTGGCAAGATAGGAAGTTTACTTGGTACAGCTGCGCGTTTCACGGATTGTGTATATGTCATAAATGAGCAGGATAAGCTGGAGTGCTACTCAATGGAGATCGCTCGTGATGTGAGATACATAGGTGAATTATCAGGTAGGGGAGATTACGAACTTGACTTGCGAGCAGAATTAGATACTAGACTTAATACGGGCCCAAGTTACATGAATATTGAGGAGGAAGTGATTGAATTACAGGCACTTCACAATGTGGATGAATTATACCATATAGCGAAGAATGTATGTGATGAATTTATAGGTGCGCTTAACTCGCAGAAACGAGATGTGGAGGGTGAGTCCATAAAAACGGAGACCTGGCAAGAGTTTTGGCAAGCGCGAGGAAAATGGATAGCAACGGGCTCGGCACCTGGTTTCAAATTGGAAAGAGTGAACAAGTTGACCGGGAAAAGAGAATTGCTGAGCGTGAATAAACGTATAGCACTCGAGCATATACCCGAGCGTCATGTGACTGCACTTCTACAGAACCCGGATGATGCAATTTTGTGGAGTAGACATGCTTGGAAATATGAGAATAGGAAGCGTAGAAGTTTGTGGAACACGTCACCGATACATTATTTGATATCCTCACGGATAATGAATACTGCCGAGTGGTTAGGAGATAAACCTGCTTGGGCATATTCTTACCTGGATAGTGCAAGTCAAATGTCTATAGATATTCAAATGTTAGAGCTAACACGTACTAGTGAATCTGTAGACGTTGAGCAATTAGATACCAAATTGCATGCGTTCATGTGGGACTTCAGTGATTTCAACATATACCATCCTCTTGAGTTGATGTCCTTCATTGTGCGCCATATAAGCAGTAAATTGGAAAGCACTCTGCCTGGCGAGAAATATAGGGAATGTGGTGATTGGGTTGCTAATAGCATACTTTCATCGTTCTTAGAGAGTCAAGATACTGGCGAATGGGTGCAGGTATGCCGCGGGCTACTGACAGGATCGAGAGCTACTGCGTTCCTGAACACTATATGTAACCGAATATATTACGTATTGTGTGCTAAGCGAGTGGGTGAATGGATAACTAAATTTGATTTGAAAATACCAGAGATGAA